ACAAAGTATCCTCTGGCAAAGAGAGTACGGCAGCTGATGAAAGATGGAACATTTGTAAAAGAATGGGGTTGCATGACAGATGCTTGCAGAGAGCTTGGAATTCAAAAGGAAAACGTTTCTGCATGCTGCCGTGGAAAGATTCCAAGTGCTGGCGGATACAAATGGGAATTTGGAAGGGGATGATTGCATTGATAACATGGAATGATTATGAAGAGGCCAGCGACAAGACGCAGTGGATTCAGAATGCGCTTCGGGCCTACAGGGACAGCGACGAATACAAGAAAGCGCTGGATGAGGAAGAGTACATGGCAGGCCGAAATGTCAGCATCCAGCAGGTGGTGCGGGTGATCTACAACATGGCGGGGCTGCCGGAGCCGGACTTCACGGCCAGCAACATGAAGATCATGGACAACACGATCCATAGGTTAGTGACGGACCGGTGCAGCTATTCCCTTGGCAACGGCGTCAGCTTCCCCGGGCGGCATAAGGAGATCAAGGACGGGAAGACCGTTTTTGTCGACCCGGTGAAGAATCTGCTGGGGGCTAAGTTCGACAAGGCCCTGAAGCGGGTGGCGTATTGGGCGCTGGCGAACCATGAGGCCTATCTGTATGTGCACATGGGCCGGAAGAAGCCCGAGTGGCAGTATACGCTGTTCAAGAAGACGGAATTCCTGCCGCTGTACGATGAGGAGACCGGAGATCTGCGCGGCGGGGTGCGATTCTGGAGCCTGGACTGGGGAAAGCGACCGATCACGGCGGTGTTGTACCTGGAAGAAGGGTACATCAAATACAAGACGAAGAAGGGCGAATACAGCATCGCCTCCATGGAGCAGGTGGGGAAACAGCAGCCGTACCTGGAAACGGTGCAGACCAGCGAGGCTTTCGGCGAGGAAGTGGTTGGATCTGACAATATGACCCGGCTGCCGATCTTCCCGCTGTATTCCGGCGAAATGCGCAACAGCGCCCTGGATCGGCTCCGGGATGTGATCGACGCCACGGACATGGTCCTGAGCGGATTCGTCAACGACATCCACGACATTCCTCAGGTGTACTGGCTGATCTCCGGCGCGCAGGGGATGTCGGAGGCAGACAAGCGGCAGCTGCTGGACCGGCTGATCCTGCAGCACATGGCGGTTGTGGACGGGGAAAATTCCCATATCCAGGGATACTCGCAGGATATCCCGTATGAAGCACGGGAGCGCTGCCTGGACCGGCTGCACAACAAGATGTACGAGAAGTACGGCGGCTTTGACGTGCACACGATCGAGGCCGGTGCGACAAATGACCACATCGAGGCCGGATACTGGCCCATGGACGAAGAGGCGGATGATTTCGAGTATGAGATCATCGAGTTCGTGCAGGCCATCCTGGAGATGATGGGCGAGACAGAGGGAACGACGCCTATTTTCAAACGCAACCGGGTCAGCAACCAGAAGGAGCAGACGGAAATGGTCATGCTGGCCGCGCAGTACCTGGACGATCAGACGATCCTGGAGAAGCTGCCTTTTGTCAGCGTGGACGAGGTGGACGATATCCTGGCCCGGAAGGACGGAGAGAGCCATGACCGGTTTGAGCAGGGCGAGGAAGAAGAGGAAGAGGACGAGGGCGGTGAGGCCTGATGCCTGTATCCCAGAAAACGCTTGAGAGAAGGATCAGGGCAGTTTACGCGGAAGCCCAGAAGGATCTTCAGAAAAAGCTGGACGGCTATATCGAGAAGTTCCGGGCGAAGGACGCGCAGATGAGGCAGGACCTTTCCGACGGGAAGATCACACAGCAGCGGTATGATGACTGGCGGCAGGGTGCGATTTTCCAGGGGAAGGCGTGGCGGGCGCGGCTGAAACAGGTGACGGACACGCTCGCAGACGCAAACGAGGAAAGCCTGCGGCTTGTGCGCGGTGAGCAGCTGAACGAATTTGCGGAGGGAATGAATCACGAGCAGTTTGTTCTGGCGCAGAACACCGGGATGGCTACAAATTTCGGCATCTATGACGCGGACACAGTCGGAAAGCTGATCCGTGAGCAGCCTGATCTGCTGCCGCCGAAGAAGCTGAACCGGGGAAAAGACAGCACATGGAACCGGAAAAAGGTTACCGGGAGTGTTCTGCAGGGGATCATCCAGGGCGAGAGCATTGACGATATCGCCAGGCGGATCGCCAGGGACACAGCGCAGCAGAACAGCAAGGCCATGATCCGGTACGCCAGGACGGCGACAACCGGGGCGCAGAACGCCGGGCGGATGGAAACCATGCACCGGGCCAAGGGGATGGGGATCAATGTCCGGAAACAGTGGCTGGCGACGCTGGACGGGCGGACACGTGACAGCCACAGACATCTGGACGGGCAGGTGAAGGACATTGACGATCATTTTAACTCCGATTACGGCAAGATCATGTTCCCGGGAGATCCGTCCGCGCATCCGGGAGACGTCTACAACTGCCGCTGCACGCTGGTCTATGTGTATCCTGACTATCCGACAGATGCTGGAAAACGGCTGGACAATGTTACCGGGGAACACGTGCGCGGAGACATGACCTACGCGGAATGGGCCGGAACGCAGCCGAAAGCGCAGCCTGAAACGAAACCGGCGGCCGCAAGGCCAAGGCTGGAAACGATCGAGGAAGCCGAAGCGTATGCAAAGAGCACCTTTGTCGACACAGACATGTGGGGGTCCCAGGGCCTGTCGCTGCAGGGGATCAGCGTTGATTCGGCGAATATTGTGGTCGGGCGCCTTGCCGAGTTCTATGAAACGTATGACGTTGATAAATTCAGCACGCTGGTCGCGCCCGCAGGCAATACAAAACTGGGGAAGGCAATAAGCGGAGCGCATGCGGGCTTCAACCCGATGAACCGGGCAATGATACTCAACAGGAAAAGCCTGAAAGACCCGGAAACGGTCAGGGAAGCGCTTGCCAAAGAAAGAGAACTGGTGGAAGATTACCTGAAGAATCCGGATAAGTACCCGCGGCTCAGCGCATACACCAGGAAACTGCTGGAAGCATCGCGCAAAAGCGGCAGGGCAACGGTGCCGACATCCCTTGAGGAGGCCATCGACCACGAATGCGGGCACGCGCTTGAAAAAGCGCTGAGAAAAGCGCCGAACTACCACGCGGTCGAGGAAAACATGCCGAAATACGCCGACGGGATTTCCGGGTACGCGACAACGTCCATGAATGAGTACATTGCGGAAAGCCACTGCGCGTGGAGACGCGGGGAAGAATGCGTAGATCCTGAGATGGTAAAGGCCTTTGAGTGGCTGAGGAGGGGAAGAAAATGAAGGACCGGAAGGAAATGACCGAAGACGAGCTGAACGAGTCGCTGATCGCTGACAGTTTCACGCCTCTTTCAGACGAGCTTGAAAAAGACAAGGACAGGAAGGATGATCCGGAATGAGCGTCACGTTTATCAGCCATGCAAAGGATGTCCTGAACGGAATGGCGGATGCAAAAACCAGGGCGCTGGAGATCATCGGCGGAAAGGCGGAATCCTATGCCAAAAGGCTGTGCCCGACCAAGACCGGCCGGCTGAAGAACTCGATCACACACCAGCAGCTGGACGAAAACACGGAAGTGATCGGGACCAACGTGAGTTACGCCGCGGCCGTTGAGCTCGGGCATCACCAGGAGCCGGGGAGATACGTCCCGGCGATCGGAAAGCGCCTGAAGAAGAGTTTTGTACCGGGAAAACCATTCCTGCGGCCGGCTGCCGAGAACCATTCCGGCGAGTACAAGCGGATCATTGAGCAGGTCATGAAGAACGGATAACAGGACATGCAAACAGGCACCGGAGCGAACCGGTGCTTTTTTTATGCCTGTTTGCATGACAAAAACGAAAATTTGACAAAAACGGGAATGATTTCGGCGAAATTTGACACTTTTTTCCTTTCGCGGGGGTTGCTTTTCTCCGAAAATCATGGATGAGGATCAGGTCTGCGCCGACGAACTGCGCGCAGGCGGTCAAAAAAACTCCGTAGGGCCAAAGAACCGGCCCCGAAGAAATGGGAGGAATAAATATGGGTTTCAAGCGTGAAGAGATCCGGGAGGCACTTGGAGAGGCATATACCGACGAGATCGCCGGGAAGCTGGTCGCGATGCACAGGTCCGTGGTGGACCCGCTGAAGGATCAGCTGGACGACGCGAAGAGGGATGTGACCAAGTACAAGACGGAAGCCGAAAAGGTCCCGGGACTTCAGCAGCAGGTCAAGGACCTGGAGGGCGGCGAGGACTGGAAGGATAAGTACGAGAAGGAACACCAATCCTTTGAGGACTACAAGACCAAGGTCGCCCAGGATGCCGAAGCCGCCAAGGTAGAGGCGGCGTACAGAAAACTGCTGACCGAAGAAAAGGTCAGCGACAAGGCCATGACGCTGATTATTGCAGCGAAAAAGGCTGAATTCAGCAAGATGAAGCTGAAAGAGGACGGAACGCTGGACGGCGTCGAGGATCTCAAGAAAGAGATCAATGAAAAATATGCTGACTTCCGGGTGAGCCAGAGGCAGCGCGGCGAGCGGGTGGACAATCCACCTGCCGGAGCGCCGGGCGGATCGGACAGCAGCGTCCGGGAGTATGTGCGGAAAATGCATGAAGCGCGTTATGGCGCACCGTCCCAGCAGAACTGAGAAAGGAGAAAGAGACTATGAGCTTTATCCAGAGCAATACGAGCCGCGGGTTCTCCGCCGGATTCTTCCTGGCGGACGAAGAGTGCCTGCGGGAGACTATGACCATTCCTGCGAGCCATTCGCAGGCGGTTACCCTGGCGGACGGCAGCAAGATCGTGCCTGCCGGTGCCCTGATCACAGGGAAAGGCCTCGTTTATGAGGATGTAGAGGTTACCAAGGGAGATATGCCCGGCAGCGTTGTGACCCGTGGCGTGGTCTACACCGACCGTCTGCCCTCCGGCAGTTCCATTGACGGCCTGTCCGGTATCACCGGCAAGGCGTCGCCTGTTGTTGCCAGGCCGGACTTCAGCATTGAAAGCCTGAAGACGCT